GGTTGGCGCCGAGCGCCCCACCGGATCAGCCCCCGAAGGAGCCCCTGATGGCCTCTACTGCCGCCGCCGAAGCGGTCGTGAACGTGCGCCTCCTGCCGATCGCCGACCTGACGCCGAACGAACGGAATGCCCGGACGCATCCCGACGATCAGGTCGAGCAGATCGCCGCCTCGATGCGCGAGTTCGGATGGACGAACCCGATCCTCGCCGATATCGACGACGACGGGCTGATCGTCGCCGGGCACGGCCGGCGCCTTGCCGCGCTCAAGCTGATCGCGGCCGGCGAGACGATCCGGCTGCCGAATGGCCGCGTCCTGCCGAAAGGTGAGGTGCCGGTGATCGACTGCTCGGGATGGACCGAGAAGCAGCGCCGGGCTTACACGCTGGCGGATAACCGCCTGGCCGAAACGTCGGCATGGGACGACGACCTTCTAAAAATCGAGCTGTCCTTCCTGAAAGACGAAGGCTTCGCCCTCGATCTGACGGGCTTCGACAGCAAGGCGCTCGACAAGCTTTTCGCGGAGCCGGAGCCGGGCATCAGCCCGGAGCAGGCGCGCAGCACGCTCGCTGCTCGCTTCGGCATTCCGCCTTTCTCTGTGCTGAACGCCCGAGAGGGATGGTGGCAGGATCGCAAGCGGGCGTGGCTCGCCCTCGGTATCCAGTCGGAAGTAGGCCGAGGCGAAAACCTCCTGCGCTTCTCCGACACGATCAATCAGCCGGACCCGGCGAAGCGGAAGGCAAAGAACGGCAAGCGCAAGGCTGCGACTTTCGGGCAGGACATCATGCGCGGCGAGCATGTGGTCGGCGGTGTATCGCCGGCCGGGTTGACGCTCGGCGAGATCAAGATGGATGGCGCCCCGCAGTCGGGAACGTCGATCTTCGATCCGGTCCTCTGCGAGCTTGCCTACCGATGGTTCTGCCCGCCCGACGGGACGATCCTCGATCCCTTTGCCGGCGGGTCGGTGCGCGGCATCGTCGCCTCCGAGCTTTCGCGGCAATATGTCGGCTGCGAGCTGCGGCCGGAGCAGGTCGAAGCGAACCGCGCCCAGGCGGAAAAGATTTGCGGCGACATGCTGCCGATCTGGCATATCGGCGACAGCCGGCAGATCGAGAAGCACGCGGCCGGCACGGAAGCGGACCTCGTTTTCTCCTGCCCGCCTTATGCCGACCTCGAAGTCTACTCGGATGATCCGAAGGACCTTTCGACGCTCGATTATCCCGAGTTTCGGAAAGCCTACTTCGACATCATCGCGGCGAGCTGCCGGATGCTGAAAGCAGATCGCTTCGCCTGCTTCGTCATCGGCGAGGTGCGCGACAAGCGCGGGAATTATTACGGCTTCGTGCCGGATACGATCCGCGCCTTCGAGGAGGCGGGCTTGCGCTTCTACAACGAGATCATTCTCGTGACGGCTGCCGGGTCCTTGCCGATCCGCGCCGGGAAGCAATTCGAGGCGACCCGCAAGGTCGGCAAGACGCATCAGAATGTCCTCGTCTTCGTCAAGGGCGACCCGAAGAAGGCGGCGGAAGCGATCGGCGAGTGCGAGTTCGGCGAGTTGCCGGCGCCGGGTGATCCGGCCCCGGCGGCAGCCAATCAGGAGTGGGGCGAGCAGCTATGATCTTTCCGGCGCCGCAGGTCATCGAGCACGACGGCATCCTTGTCGTCCGCGACGACCTGATCGGCGGCGGGACGAAAGCTCGCTACATGGCGAAGCTCTTCGAGGAGGCCGATGAGATTGTCTATGCGACCCCGGCGGAGGGCGGTGCACAGACTGCCCTCGCATGGACAGCGCGCGAGATGGGGAAAAAGGCGACGCTCTTCGTCGCGAAGCGCAAAGTCCCGCATCCCCGTGCCGTGATGGCGAAGCGCCTGGGCGCTACCGTTTGGCAGGTCTCCCCCGGTTATCTCACGGTCGCGCAGAAGCGCGCGCGGGATTACTGCGCGGCGACCGGCGCAACGCTGGCGCCGTTCGGTATGGACTTGCCGGAAGCGATCGAGACGATCGCGGCAGCCGCCCGATCGACGGGCATCGAGCCTGACGAGGTGTGGTGCGCATCCGGCTCCGGCGTTCTCGCGCGGGCGCTGGCGATGGCGTGGCCGAAGGCGCGGCGCTTTGTCGTGCAGGTCGGCCGCGATCTTCACGCCCACGACGTGGCCGGCGCGGAGATCATCATCAGCCGTTTGAAGTTCGGCGATCGTGCGAAGGTGCTCCCGCCATATCCGAGTGATCCGCACTACGACGCGAAGGCGTGGGAACACATAAAGGCCCGGCGTGGGCCGGGCCTTGTGCTCTTGTGGAATGTCACCGGGGAGGCGGATTAGGCGGCGGCTTTCTTCGCCGCCGTCTTCTGCGCCTCAAGGGCGATCACCGCGAGGTCGCGGTATTTCGCCATCGCCTTCGGGCTGCTCGAAACCGGATTGATCGCTACCGCCTTGAGGCCCTTGATGTCGCCGGCCTCGGCGAGCTCGATCAGCTTCGCAAGGGTCGGGCGGAACCGCTTGTGCGTCTCGGCCGAGAAGTCAGGCGCCGCCGGCATTTCGCCGCGCTGCGCCGCTTCGAGGATCGCCGCCCTCTTGCCACCCGCCGGACGTTCAGCCTTCGGCGACGCGGCCTTTTTCTGGCGCTCCGGCTTCGCGGCGGGCGCGGCTTCGGCCGCAAGCTTGACCGCAGCCTTGCGGGCGGTTGCCTTGCCGACCGATGGCGGATAGTCGCCGGCCTTCGCCGGGGCGGCGCCGTTGCGCGCTGCCTGGGCTTCGGGGATCGTCATCGGCTTGCCAGAGACGCGCTCGCGAAGGACCAGCTCGGCGAAGTGCATCGGGCCGGCGAGCAGGTCCTCGACCTTCGCCTCTTCGATGCCGGCATCTGCGGCGAGCTTGCGGAAGCGAGCCTCGGCCGCTGCCCTGGAATTCGAGCGCTTCATGCCGCCGCCGGTAATGATCGCGGAAAGCTGCGCAATCTCGCCGCCGGTCAGAGGCTTCTTCATCGCCTCGTCGTCGGCCGCGTCCTGCGCCATCTGCGCGCGCTCGGCATCGATCATGTCCTTCGGGACAAAGACCGTCATCTGATCGGGCGTGATCGCGTAGATCATGGCCGGCTTGCCGCCTTCGACCGAGAGCTCGTCGGCGATCTTGATCGCGGCGCGCAGCGTTGCGGCTTCGCGATTGATCTTGTCCGTCGGGCTGCGGCGGAGGTGGACATTGAAATGCGTGGCGGTCTCGACCTTGGCGCGATCGGCGAGGTCGGCGGGGTGGGTCTTCTTTGCCATGGGTGAGGTCCTTTCCAGTTCGGTTGCAGTGCAGTCCGTACTATCTGCACCGCAGGTAAGTGCAACTGGTATTCGCCAGTAATAATGGGATTTTTTCCAAATGGCCGACGGTGCGCAGCCAGCAAACATGATTGCCGTGGCAACAGCGGCCCGGCTTCTGATGGTATCGGACGAGCGTCTTCGCCAATTGGTGAAGCTCGGATACGTCAAGCGCTCTGTGAAGGGGCAATATGATCTCGTCGATGTGGTGCAGGGATACATTAAATCCCTAAAAGACGAGGAGAAGCGGGGAACCAAGACCGCGACCGACACCCGCATGAAGGACGCAAAGACGGCCGAGATCGAGATGCGTATCGCCGAGAAGCGAAGGCAACTGATCCCGGTCGAAGATCATCACGCCGCCATCGATATTGTCGTCGGCAAGGTCCGCGCCGAGTTCTCGGGCCTGCCAGCGCGCGTCACGCGCGATATGGGCCTGCGGCGCCAGTTGGAAGCCGAGACAAATGCAAGCCTCAACCGCATCGCGGATGCCGTCGAGGCATCTGCCGAATTCATTGAGAAGGGCGGCGAGCTTCCTACGGGCGGCGGAGCCGACGACGCCTGACGAGTGGGGCGCATCGAACCGCGTCTATCCCGAGACCTCGGGCGTACCCGGCCCGCGCAACCCCTACCTGACGCCGTACATGGTCCCGATGGGGCGGGCGGCTCGCTCCGGCATATACAAGCGGGTCGTCGGCATGACGGCGGCGCAGTCGGGGAAGACCGAGAGCTTGCTCGACATTATCGGCGAGCGCCTCGATACGCGGCCGGCGCCGATCATCTATGTCGGCCC